TATCTGCTCGTCACGATTTCGGCGCCGCTTTCATTGTACTCTTTAATTGTGTCGCCCGTGAATCGGTTTAAGTCGGTCGCGTGGTTGGTTATGTCTGCGTGAATGTTGAACACGCGGTCAGGAGTGCGAACTCTGGGAATGCGCTGATACCAATCATTTACAGTCCAAATCTCATCAGCACGCCGGCGACCTGCCGACTCACTGAATGTCTTGGCCTCCCCTGCCAACCCCAAAAATATTACCCTGCGACCCATTGTGTGTTTCCCGCTTCGGGCGTCACAGCCACGCTTGAACCGTGACGCCCAATTATTTACGTGGTCGCGTCGAAGGTGATTGCTGAAGAAACAGCAACCGAACCGTCAGGCAGAATCGTGCAGAAGTAGAACGTGTCCGCTCCTGCGTGCGTCAGGTCAAGGTCGATGTCTCCATCAGCCTCTGAAACCATCAATCCTGCAATCAGACTGTCACCGCCGCTCATGTACAGACTGCCGTCCGTGCCGATTGCGATTGAATCCGGCCCACTTGACTCAATGTCTTTGCCCGCTGCATCGGACGACAGGTAGAAGTTCAGAGCAGCGATAGCCGCAATGGCATTACCTTCCGCATCGTTCAACTGCAGTCCAACGTTGATGACGTTGGCGGCTTCGGTTCCGATTGTATACGCAACAGATGCAACCTTGTTGTCTTGCTGAAGCGACGATCCACTTTCAAGGTTGATCTTTCCTCCAGACTCAACTTTTATTTCGCCGCCGTCGGCAATAACCCATCGATCGCCGCCTTGCTCGCGGTAACACTTTGTGTTGTAGCTCATGCTGTTTCTCTCCGTGGTTTCCCCGATCTCCCCGGCAGCATCACCGGGGGACCGAGTAGCTACTTAAAGCCGGATTTTCTACGCGGTGCCTTCGTCAGGCGTTACATGCGTCTCGCTGTTGATTGTGGTGCCCTGGGTCACTGCAACAACCTTGCTGCGCGTCTGAATGGCAAATGCATCCTGAACCGTTGCGTCTGCAGTGCCACGACTAACAACAACGCGAACATAGCGATCTGTCGGCTTGATCAAGTCAATGATGAAGCTGTCGCCGTCGTCAGTGGCAGCAATCGTCTGACTTGTGCCTTCCAGGTCAGAAAAAGAGCTGTTGTCTGCGCTCTGCTGTGCTTTGATGCTTGTCACGGCAGTTGCGTCGATTGTGCCCATATTGACCATCAGGGCTACTTCGTCGTAGTCCTTCATGTCAACTGCGGTTGAATTGATCGCGGTCTGACCAGCAGCGCCGGCAGTCGGCGTGATGATCTGCGTGATCTTGTGTGCCTCAAGAAAAGTCTGTCTGCTCATTTCTACTCTCCTGTTGGAGTTGAAGTTAAGGGCGACTGAAGCCGCCCGTTAATTGCTTACGCGTTGACCATTGCCTTGACGGGGTTGGTGCCTGCGTTGACGTACTTGCCGTCAGCACGCTGAACCGCCAGGAACCCGACCTGGCTGTATTCTGCATACCGCTCAACGAGACGCTGGAAGCGCATCATGCCAGCCTCGCGGATCTTGTATGCCCTGGGCGAGCCGAAGACAACCGGCTTGTTTCCCGTGCCCAACTCATCCATGTCGTTGTTCGGAACAACTTCGTGTCCACGGATGATGTCAGGAGCGCCCAAGGTCAGTCCTTCCTGCCAGACGTACTGTCCATCGCCATCCTTCAGCTTGGCAGCAAACAGGATGCTGCTGTCGTTCATCATCCACTTTGCGCCCATACGATAGGACTTGTCAACGCTGTATTTCAGATCAAGCAGTTCGTCAGCAGTGAACTCGTCAACAGCAGAAGTCGTGACGCCTGTCGACACGTCCTTCATCAGGCCGGTTGCCTCGTTCGCGCCGTCGCCGTTTGTGTATGCAGTGTTGCCTGCACGGGCAATTCGCTCACCAATCCGCTCTCCGATCCATGCCTCGATGTCAACGAAGGAGTCTTGCAGGAGGGCATAGGGGACTTTTACGATCTTGGAGCTAAGTTCATAAGCGCCGAGGTTCGTGGTGCCGAGAGTCGGAACAGTGGCCGCGCCCATGTCTTTGTTCTCGCCAATCCAAACGCCGACATTGCCAGTATCGTTTGAAGTCGGAAACGGGATCGTCTCGCCTGATTCAGTGCGGATGATCTCGGCGAAGTCGCGCATCCCGCCAAACCACTTCAAGGCGTTTTCGACAGCCATCGGCATACCGGGCTTGACCAGGTATCCACCGTCTGCTCCGATCTGACTCGACATCTGAGTCGCACGAAACTCGGAAAGCTCGGCGGTATTCAGCATGCGGGCTTCGCACTGATTGCCAATCCAGCCAAGGGACTGAGCGTCACGGACCTGCTGTTCGGTCGGCTCAACCTGCGTGCCTGCACAGAGGAATCCGCGAAGGGCACTGTTAGTGATCTCTTTCGCGCTGCGGGTCTCGACTTCGCCGCCGTCGCCTCTGCCGTCGTTGCGCCCGGGTAACTGCATCCGGATCTCACCGGCCTGCTCCATCTTGCGAGTCTCTTCTTCGACGCGGATCTTTTCCATGATCCCGTCAAACTCGGCCTTGTTCTTGTCGAACTGCTCGCGGATCTCGCCCGTCATGAGCTTGCCACTGGCCTCGACTTCTTCCTGGATTCTACGGGCTTCTGCAATGCATTTGCCACGCGCTTCGTACAGTTCTTTGAGCTTGTACATGCTTCTTGTTCCTCTGGTTTGTGACCAAAAAAAGCCGACTCCGGATTTCTCCAGAATCGGCTAAGCGATTGAAAGTTTTTGCGGTACTAAGCCCGCTGTCTTTATTTTAGCCTACGAACGAAATGCGCAGACTTCAAGAGCAAACGGCAGATTTTTATTGAGATTCCATTTCCATGACGTCGCCAATCAGCCTTAGTGCGTCAGCTTCCGCCTTGGCTTTCTCTGCCTCTTCCTTTGCTTTCTCGTCATTCTCTGCGCGATGCTCGTTGTATGCCTGCAAAGCGCTTTCTTCGTCCCGCGCTGACAGCTTGCCCTCTGTAGCAGTGTAGGCAGGATATGTGACAGGCGAAAAGTCACGAATCTCCAAAGAGACAAGCTCTCTGATTTCCGTGTCGTCTTCGTAAATCCACCGTTGCCCGGGGTTGTCTTCGGTCGCACGAACGCGGAATCCAAACGAACTGCCTGTCACGTCTCCGCGCTGAATGCTCACAACTGCATCATGGCCTGCCTGAGTGTCAGGAACGTCAATCTCATAACGCGGACCTTCTGCGTCAACGCTGATGCGCATTGTGCCGGCCTTGTTCCTTCCAAGGACGATATCACTGTTGTGGTTCCAAAGACCCCGCACGTCATCAGGCCGGGACAACATGCCGTCAAACGCTCCAGGCATGATGCGCTCTCTGAACATCACATTGCCCTTTGAGTCGCGGATGACGTATTCCGTGCGCTCTGTGCCGTCGTAGTAAGGCGCCCCCAACCCGCTGATTGTCTTTGTTCCGTCTTCGTTTTCTCTGACTTCGACCTTCCCTGCAATGCTTCTGCGTTCCATTATTTCACCTCTTTCAGTTCTGATATGATGTCGTCAATGACACTGTTCTTGATTTCACTTGGCTTCTCGCCCGTCAACGCTGACAGCAATTGACAAGGCATCGCAAGCTCTTTCTGGATAACTGATCTGTGGTTGTCTGCAACGTGGCCCACTCTTTCATAGTCCTTCTTTAGTCGCTTAACTAGGCGTTGCTTGACAAACTCAATGTTTTCCAATGCCGCGCTCATCACCGCTTCTGACCTGCCCTCATCCTCATCATCAACCTCATTCGGATCAGTGTTGTAATTGTTTGTCGGGTCGATAATCTCAGCCTGTGCGCCACCAACCGTGTTCCTGCCGGCATCAATCCTGACCTCATCAGGCGACTTCCAAGGACGCCCGCCGGTCGCCTTGCTCTGAGCCTCTGTCCATGTAGCCAGATCTGCCTGAACAAGCTTCTCGCGGTCAAACATGATTGCATGACTGGACTGGTTCTTTTGATCTTCTGTCAGCAACTTGCGCCGCTCCTCCTGTTCGATCACAACAAGATGCGCGTCAATCGTGTCCATCAGGAAAGCCCTGTTCTCTTCCTCAAGGCTGTTGTATCCTTGTCGCGTTGAATCGCCAACCTTGTGAGGTGGCACGCCAAAGAACGTTGACACGTCGATAATTGACCAGTGCTTTGACTCAATCAACTGCATATCCTTTGCGCTCACCATCTTGTGATCAAGCGTTGCACCCTTCTCGAGGATTGCAGGCTTGTGCGCTTTACCTACTCCCTGATGCGCGTTGTTCCAACCATCACGCAGTGCCTTGATTGCTCGTTCGTCCAGGGCATGCGGATAGCTGATAACCAGCCCGGGCGATGCGTCATTCTCGAAAAACGATTCTGTAAACTGCTGACTTCCAACCGCAGAGTTCCACGACGAAGAGGCAAGGTCTAACAGGCTGTAACCAGCAAGGTCACAACCGATAGGGCTCCTGATGTGAAGGATGTCAATGGGATCAATGTG